TCAAGTCTCTGAGGAAATTCTAACGTATACCGATGCTGTTGCTGAAGGTGCTAAGACAATCGGTACTCTCTATGATCCTATTGGAAGAACCTACAAAGTGTTTATCAACGGTGTAGAGTACAACGGTACAGATGGGTTCTTGAAATACACCGCTGTCACAGGTAATGATACCACAGGTGCTGTTGCTGGAGACATCTTCCAAACCCCTGCTACCTATAAAAACTCAGGTATATTCCAGATCTTCTTTGAGGTAGACAACAGTGAACCTGAGCCTGCTACACAAGATGACTATGGCACCATTGAGTTTATCTACAACAGAGGCGAACTAAAGTACATCTCACAACTTCCCACAAACACCGTCGATATATTTGGGCGCAGAATTATTCAGGAGATTTAAATGGCGACGAGACCAGAATTCTCACCAACCTTTGCTTACTTGGATGTAAATCTTCCGGGTACTGGGGATGTTAATAAACTTAGGCCAAACATTGAAGTTCGAGAGACAGGTTATGATTATCTTCAAAAACCTCCTGCTGAAGAGTTCAACTGGATTCTCAACAACATTGGTGCTTGGCTTGAATATCTTGATGAACTTACACGAGACCAAGGCATCACAACAGTTGCTACTAAGCAACAAGCAGAAGATGGCGTTGCCTCCGATGTCCTGATGACTCCTGAGAGAACCCTTGACAGCATCAAATACAATGCTGTGCCTGTGGGTAATGTTGAGTTCTCAGCACGTACTACAGCCCCCGCTGGATATCTCTACTGTAATGGCTCTGCTGTATCAAGGGCAACCTACAGTCGCTTGTTTGATGCTATTGGTACAACTTTTGGTTCTGGAGATGGTAGCACAACCTTCAACCTTCCAGATCTTCGCAATGAGTTTATTCGAGGTGCTCAGCCGGGATCTCGTGAGGTTGGCTTTAGTGAAACTGATGCTACTCGTTCTCACACCCACACCGGTACAACAGCATCGGCAGGTACTCACACACACGGTCTTAATGGTATTGGACAAGACGGTGACTCAGATGGTTATGACGTCAACGGTGTTAGCTTGGGTGGCTCAGCAATCAGTACAGGTTCTGCTGGAGCGCACACCCACAGCTTCACCACGAACTCCACAGGTGGATCTGAAACACGTCCACAGAACGTTGCTCTGTTACCAATCATTAAATTTTAAGGAGGTTGCCTTGTTTACCTATGAAGTTGTAATGGTAATCATCGCAATAGTAGGCGGTCTTATGGGAATTACTGGAACATTCTTTTGGAACAAACTTAAGAGTTATGATGAGCAGCACAAAGATCTTCGCAGGAATATCTCAGATTTAGATGAGCGAATATCCACAAGGATTAACGCTATTGAGAATCGTGCAACTGCTATTGAAACTTCTACAGTTACCAAGGAAGATTTATTCCAAGCTATCACCACAATTAATGAGCAAGCCTCGAAACGTGATGAGAAACTCTACGGCAAACTAGAAGACTTGTCTAGGAAATTTGAAGATTTGCGATATCAAAGCAAGCAGTGAGGAATTTATGAAACATTCTGATAATCTCAATTGGTTCACAAGATTTATTAAGTGGGCTGAAGAGAACAAGATTATTCGTAAGATGTGTGTCTTGTGGGTTGTCTGGTTAATTACGGTGGTTGTGCTTAATACAACAGATCCTTTGGTTCTTAAAGATGTCAACGGTGCTGTCTCTAGTATTGTCATTGCGGTTATCGGGATGTTTTCTATTGTATTAAATGCCTTGATTAAAGGCGACAACGAGGGATAATTATGGTACAGAAAGTTAATTTAAGTATGACAGAAGATATTGCTGAGGAAATCAACGATGTCTCTGTTGCAGTGAATGCTGTTGCTGACGATCTTGCAGCGTTGGATGATTCTTTGGGAACTGCTTCTGAAAGGAACGTTGGTGACGGCGCTGGCTTGGTTCCTGACACGGCTGTGCTGAATACTCGGCTGGGGACTTCGGGGAATTTGGGCAGCATTGCTTCGGAGGATGCTACCGATTATGTTTCTAGGGCAGAGTTTGAAGGACCGACTTTGGTTTGGTCTGGATCGGATAGTAGCCCAAATATGTCAGAGCTATCTGAGGGCGGGCCTGGGTTCTACATAGTTAGAGATGATTCCGGTGCCGACCACTCAATATACATTAGATCGACCTCAAACGGCGCGGCTGGCTCCTCAACCATCTCTTTTGTCGGGTCAAGCTCATTTAGAATCAATGTCCTAGAGTACACAAGCTCTGGAGACTTTAGGATTGAAGAGCTGTTTTTTAGCTCTGGAACAACTCAGCTTACCCTTCTCCTGATAGATGCCGTATACAAGGTATAACCCATGACCAAAACCCTAAACCAGCTAACCAAAATCACCGAACTTGCCGACGACGACTTGCTGCTTGCTCGGGATACGCCGGCGGTTGAGGATAAGAGGATGGAAAAGTCTGACTTGGCAGGTCAGATCATCCCTCATTCCACCTGCCATTTGGTGACATAACTCATGCCAACAAAACCCTTCTCCGAAATCCTAACCTGATCCTGATCCAATACAACCGCAAGTTTATAAGGAGAACACAATGGCACTACCAATAGTAATCAAGACACTCTTCAAAAACTTCAAAGTAATCTCAATTGCTCTTGCTATTGGTGCTGCTGTCTCCTTCGGAACAGGCTTGTATTTCCAGTCTCAAATTGAACTCTTGGAATCACAAGCAGAATCTGAGCGTATTGTAAGAGAGATTGTAGACGATGCTTCTGTAAGAAATCAAGAGCAACGTAACAATATAGAACAAGCATCCAGCGATGCACGAGAAGAAATTAGAGAGGCCAAAGATGAAGATCAAAGTGTTCGTGAGTATCTTTCTACTGATATTCCTGAGCGGGTGCAGTTGGCTCGTGAAAGAGCGCGTTGTGTATCGCTGCCCTATACCTGCAAATCTGATGCAACAGAACAAGATTCCAGTGAATGATATTGAAACCATAGAAGATCTTGAGCAAGAGAATTTGAATCTCTATGAAACGTTGGGACAATGCTCTGTTGATAAAAAAGAGATCAAGGATATTGTCACTAGAATTAACAAAGAATCAGACTAAGGAGTTTGTGAATGGTCACACCTATTTATCCTGCAAGCAATAACCAACAGGCTATTGACCTAAATATTTCTAATGCTAATCAGTTCTTCACAATCCTCCAAGGTGGTATTGATGATTTCATCCCCACTTATGAAGGTAATGGTGAGATTCCTTCGGTAGCAAAGGCTCTCAACGAAGCTGCTGCATATAAGGTTCCTCTGGCGTGGACAACAACAGGTGAAGAAACCGATCTGCTGCAACCAAGGATATTTAATGAGGACATTTATGTTCCTCTGACAGTCCCCGCACCATTTTCCACAGCACCATCTAATGAGTTCTGGAGACTGTATTCTGAGAAAACTGCCCAAGTTCTCATTGATACTCTTACATTCACCGGGGATGGTGTCACAACAGATTTCAGTATTCCGTCCATGGTTGTTGATGATCCTTCTGCATATCTTGTGAGCGTTGATGGTGTTTACCAGAGACCCACCATTGACTATACTGTGAATGTCTCTACAGACACCCTGAGTTTCACAGAAGCACCTCCGACAACAGTTGCTGATAATATTTCTGTCACAATCTTGGGGGCTCTTAGGGGTGCTTTGGCTGAAGAGATTTATGAAACTACAGCAGATGGTCTTGCGAATACATCAGACGGCCAATTCTTCAATGTTGTAAATACAACTGATCCTGAAGCATTTATTGATTTGTATAAGAATAATGCTGGTGCAGCTTTGTTGATTGACACTTATCCTAATAGTGTCGCTTACAATAATCTCGCGAACGCCGTTGCTTACGAAGCTGATCTTGCTAGTAGTGCTGCAGGTGAAGGCTCCGACCTAATAGCCCACACCGGCACCTCTGATACGGTGACTGAGGCGCTGGATAAACTGAACACTGCTGTCGATAAGCGGACTATCTTTGTGGGGAGTGTGGCGGAGCTTGAGGGGTTGTCTTTGGATGCTGGAGTTAATGTTTATTTAACTGAGACAGGGAAGGCGGGCGATTTTATTGCCCGTTCAGGGGTCGCGCCCGCAGGCGATCCAAGAAAAGGAAGATTCATCAACATTGCAAACGGAAACCATGTCGAGCGCGTTATAGAAGACGTAGTTTTAGCAAGTTGGTGGGGGCCGGACTATGCAGCCGCTGACAATTCAGAGCTGTTCGACTATATTTTTTCGGTCGGCCAGAACAAAACGGTAGTGTTCGACCCTGATAAAACGATTAATATTCTGCCGTCTGTAAGTAAGGTTCGTATTCTTTCGGGGACGCGAGTAGTAATGAACGGCTCGGTATTCCACGTTAACGAGGAAATGACAGGCAGTTACGGGGTAGCTGTGGATTACGCTATTCAGGTGTCCGGGGATAACATTAAAGGCGATCGGCTGGCTGTAACCAGCATCGGAACAACGCCCTCGTTTACCATCCATTCCGACGGCAACCATATTGAATTTGAAGAATTGTATTCTGAAAACGACGTTGAAGAGACGAGCGGCGGCGGTATATTTTTGGGCAACAATACTGCATTGGCAGTTAAAAAGCGCGGCCTTAAAATCGCTCGCGTGATTACTATAAACCATACCGGGGGCGTATCTCTAAAGCGGTACAAGCACTACGAGATCGGTTTCGTTTCAATCGACCGCTATCGCCGAGGCCTGTTTATTGAAAGCTGTTCTAACGGGAAAATGTCCGGAGGCTGGATTCGTAACCGCGCTACATTCGTTACCACGCCGGAAGCGGGAGCCGATGGCATATTGGTTCAAACTGTGGACGGAGACAAAGTTACCCGCGCTCTCGAATTTAGCAACTTCACTGTGGAAGACTCCGGCGAACACGGCGTTTATTTGTCGGGTGGTGACGTAGCGTCCCCGGAGGATATTTTCTTCGATAACATGATTTCGATTAACTGCGGGTCAGACGGTTTCAAGGCTCGTGCAGCGGAGGATAATGGCGGAACCTCGGTTCCAAACTACATTCTTAATGTGAACTTCAAAAATTGCACGGCTATTGACGTAGGGGTTTTAGGTGGAACTAGGCTTGGCTTCAATATACACGGATGTAGACATTCCAGACTAACAACTCCAAAGGTCTACGCGCTAAACGAAACTGCGTCCTGCCTCGACGGTATTGCCATAAGAGGGTCACAAGATATTGACGTAATTAACCCTGATGTCTCTGAGGCAGAAAGAGCATCAATATCGTCAACGCAAAGCGGTGCTGATTATCTTGGAGAAATCGCCTACATAAATATTTCTGGCGGCAAGTCACGCTCTCCAGATTATGCGGTTTACCTTGAGCCGTCTGCAGCGCGGCCTATCCGAAACTTTACTATTGACGGCCTAGCCTGCTACACATCGGCTGTTAACGACTTTTTCAGTGTTAACGGAAACTATATAAATAACTCCTGCGCGGCCTCGTTTTCAACTAGCCAGTGCATCGGGGCGAATTTCTCGGGCGATTTCTCAAATTGGGTTTTCACGGCTAGAGGCTTTGCCTCGGCAGCCGGGGTCGGCGCGGTCCCGAACGGCTCTACTTTTGCCGACCTTCGGGCGGGGACGTTGCAGGTAAGAAAGGGGGGTTCGTGGGTGAGCCTTTAGTGACCACAATCACCCTAACCCGCTTCGCCTACTCACCCGCTGGCACCTCGGGTGGTTGGTCGATAAAGGAGTGTTTAGATGACAACCCACCCCGGACAACTCAGAGAATACGTCGTCAGTCCGGTACAGCTCGGCGGCATGGAGGTTTGAATGCAACTCCACAAAATGCAGGCAAGAAGATGCGACCCCCAAGGTTGCGGTCATTTCGGCGCAAGTCGGGGCAGTCTCTAAACAATAACAATTGACCCCAGCAACATCGCAAGATACCATGTAATCTCCATAACTAACAAAAGGA